CAGCTCCTAACCCACCTTGCACAAGAGCTTGGTTTTGAAGTTTTTGTTGCTCTTCATTGCTTAATAAACCAGGAATTGCTTGTTTTGTTTCTGTTGCAGGTGTTCCACCAAGATAAGGTGGCATTCTTGTACCCCAAATATTAATATCTTTAAATCCTTCTAATATATTACCCATTCCTGATTGAACTGGATTAGTAAGATATGAAAATGAGTTATTGTCAAAAAAAGCCATATTAATAGCCTCCTCTAAAATAGAAGTTAGGATACACTTGTAATTGGTTAGGTGTTATTTGCATTTGTGATGCAACTTTATTATTTTGACCTTGACCTAATGTAGGTGCAACATTATAACTTCCTCTTGAAATTGGAGGAATTGAAGGTTGCATAGTTTGTTGTGCTTGTTGTTGTGGAGTTAATGCTTCTGCAATTTGATTTGTAGCACCTAGTGTATTCATTGGGTTAGCTTTAGCGTAGTCAAACGCATTGCTTGCTGCATCAGAAATTGATGTTCCTAAATTTTGCATTATTGTTGGTGGTGTATAATTTAAACCCATTCCAATATTTTTAGCTGCATTTTGAATTGCTGCAGAACCAGTTACAGATGATGCTCCTGATAATGCTGGATTAGCACTCAATAAAGATGAACCAATTTCTCCAGTTGAACCTATAATTCCACTTGCTCCGCTAGTTCCAGCTCCTGTAGCACCTGCTCCAAACATACCTGCTGCTTGACCAAAACCACCTAAAGCACCTCCTAATGCTGCGCCTTGTAATGGATTTTTTCCCATTGCTGCAGAACCTAATGCTCCAACTCCTGCACCTACTATCATTGGCATTCCCATGTTACTTACCTACCTTTCCTACTACGTAGCATATTGGTTCTAAAATAGCACGATAAATCATGCCATAAGTATCTCTGTTTTTACCTCTTTTTTGTTTCCATATATCAGCAGTACGGTGTCTTGCGATATGCTCTAAAACACCCCTTAAAATGCGTTGTAGGGTATTCTTTTCACCTGCTTTGTAAGCATAGTTTACTAATGGTAAGAATAGTTTATGATAACCTTTTTCGTATGCTGGGTCTAAATCTTTAGATTGTGCTAACCAGATAGCATTACGGAAGCTACCAAAGCCATATTCAGCGTTCATAGCTGTACATACAATCTTGCCACCACCTGATGATTGAGATGTAGAAACTTGACCCATAGGCGCACCATAAGCAGCACCAAGATAAGAAGCAAGTTTTTGATATGGTAAATTTTGTTCGTAGTTGTAACGGTCAATATCAGCTTGTAATGCTGTTTGTTGATAACCTTCAGCAGTTTTACCTACGTTAGCTAATTGTTGAATATCAGCATAATCAGCAGCAGCCATTTGTGGTGCATTAAGTGCAGCTTGGTTTTGTAAAGCACGTTCTGCTGCGTAATTGCTATAACTCAGTTCACCGTATTTGTTAGCTAATGTGTTAGATAATGTTTGAGCTGCTCTGTTTTGAATGTCAGCAGATACACCTGAGCCATAACGACCTGCCATAGATGCTGTACCTTGTGCAGCTTTAATAGCGTCATTATATGCTTGTGTAGCTTGTTGTGTAGGACCTGCTAATGCTTGTGTTAAGTATGGGTTGCCAGCAGATAAATATTGTCCGCTAACAGTACCTAATTGTTGTGCTTGACTAGCTTGTGTTAATGGACTACCTGCTAGTGCTCTATTTGTAGCTGCTTGTAATGATGCAGTAGTTTGTGCAGATGGTGCAATATATGTTTGACCAGGGAAATAAGAAGGACCAGGAGTTTGATAAAGACCTTTAGCTTCTTGTAAACCGTATTCTACGAATGGTCTTACGGTAGGGTCTAATTCAGATGATGTTTTTTGAGTTTGTTGACCTCCACCTCCACCACCACCATAAAATGTAAAGTAATCACCTAATGCAGGTAATAACCATTTAAAATTCAGTAATTTCATATTGCTTCCTTAAAGTATATATTCCCATGTTTGAGGTTTAAAACCCATTTGTCTTGCTCTACGTTCCCATCCTTTTCTTTGTGAATTGAATGTAACTTTAGACTTACCGCCTTGTTTCGCTATTGCTTGAATTTCTTGAAATGCTTGATAAAATAGTGTTTGGTCATTAATAGTAGACCAAGAAGCCCATACATGAAGTGCGTCTCCTAATGGTTGAAGTACTACAAAACCTACTGCTTTATTGTTTATAATGCCTACAAATAGCATTGACCTATTTTCATAACAGTCACAATAAACATCTTCTACTATCCAAGATGTATGACCACGTTGTCTTACTAATTCAAGACCATGTTTTACATAGTCCCAATGTTGACGTAAATTATCTTTAGGTATATAGTGTAATATCATCCTATAATTATATCACGCTACAACTAAATATCTGTACGTCTTTGTAGTTAATGTGTTAGCAGGATGCGTAATTACAGCTTGTCCTTTAGTAGTAGAACTTATCCATACACCACCAAATAAACCTGAAGAATAACCGTCACCAGATATATATGTCATAGTAACAATAACACTAGGTATATTAGGTCTAGTAGGTGAAGTTAAACCTGTAAATGCTGCAATAGTTACGCTAGTATTTGATGTTCTCCATACAATTTCTATGTAGTCATTTGCTGCTAATGTAGCAAAATAATTAAGTGCAGCAATAACTTTATAAGGGTCACTAGCTGACTTTCTAGGTGCTAAACCAAAACTACTGTTAGAACCAGGTATATCTGTACCATTTTTTCTAAACCATACGTCTACTTCTTCTGTAGCATTAGAAAGACTAGATAGTTGAAGACTAAACTGTATGTTATATATACCAGAATACTTTACTTTTAAATGTGAACTACTTAATAACTCAATACCTTCTTGAAAGTCTGTAACATTTAAGTCAATAGGATATGCAACAGTAGTATTTGCTGCTGTATGTGTAGTAGTATTTTGCCATGCACCATAAGGTAATGCAGTATTAGCTGCATCTGCTGCTGTAGCAGTTGTTGCCATAAGTAAAACAACAGAGTTATAACCTATACGTTCATCATAAATAGTGGTTGATGTTGCACCACCAGAGTTTAAAGTAATTTCACCTGTATTATTAGACTTACCTTCTACAAGGTTATTTACTACTTCTGATACTTCTCTTGGCGTTCCACCTTGCCAATTAAGTTTACGATACATGTCACGTATTGACATTATCTACCACCGCTTTGTGTATAGTCTACGTCTATAGAAATAGCATGTGTCCATGTTCCTGTAGGTGTTACTCTAATTCTGTGATAGCGACCATAAGAACGTAATGGGCATGTGCCATCAGAGTTTTGTGTAACTGTAGAACTGTAATTAACAGTTCCGTTTAATTGTTTACGAGATGCTATAGCCATACTACAAGCACCATTATCTATTTGCGCCCTTGCATTAGTCACTATAGAGTTATATCCAAATTCCATTTCACCTACAGTAATGTTTGCTGTTGAGTTAGAACCTGTAAATGTGACAATTTTAGCTCCGTCTGCACCACCAAATAAGAATTTACCGCCTGACCAAATACGACTATCTAATGAAGCAGGTAATGAGTCTATAGTTCCATAAGCATCTAAACCTTCTAATGCAATAGTGGATGAAGCTAGTGATACAATGTATTCAGAAGTAGTGTCAGCAGAAGACCATTTCTTAACTAACCAATTGTAGATAAGAAGTGAACGACCACCATTAGTATTAGGATAATTCCATACTACAATGTTACGTATAGGGTCAATAGCAGCACTAATAGTGTCTTGTTGTGCAATAGCCATGTTTTCGTAGAAGTATTCATCTATCTTGTCATTACCAATGTTATATACATTAGTACCATCACAAGAATAGAAACCGTCATCAGCTAAGAAGTAAGTATTAGGTCCATATTGTGTGATAGAACCTGGTGTATTACAACCTAAATTGCGTGAAATAGCGTCAAATTGGAAGAATAATGGTGAACCAATATACGACATACGGTAAATAGCACGTTCTAATAATACGATACCAAACTCTCCTCCGGTGACCCCAACTATATTACCCCCCTCGGCGAGTATCTGATAGTCAGATTGTGAAGCACCACCACTTGTCCAGTCGGTTTCATCATTAATATCTGACCATTGTAATTTATTAGCTGTTCCACTAATATTAGCTGCAACCACGAAGTCACGAACTACTGTAATGTATTTAGCTACAGGTGCGTCAGCAGATACATCTGCAAAAACACTAGAACTACCAACTGTCCATGCTTGTATTTTAGCGTTATTATTAGATGCTAATACAGTATTACCAAATTGTGTAAAGCTCCAACGGTCTGAACCAGCATAACCACCTGACTTGCTTACATCAGATAAACCAGCAGTAGCTGAATTAAACTTAAATAGTTTAGTAGCACCACCTGCAAATAATTGTGTTTCAAGTTCAAATTTAGCAGCAGTTACGTTGTTTAAGTTTTCACTTGCAGCAGTAGAATAGTCTGCTGATAATGGAAATGGACCATAACCTATCGTTAAAGGATAGACGTTATTAGCCTCTAGTAATGCTCCAGTAGTAGTAGGTTGGTCTGGTAACCACTCTGTAAATTGTATTCTTTGGGTTGCCATTCATGGTCCTTATTCAATAATATTTTTATATCAATAATTTTAAGTTAAGTGTTTACAGGTATTTTTGAGATAAATTTACATATACTATAACGAGAAGAACCAATTGCATTATCATCACAAGTAAGTTTTGAAACTCCGTGCATTTGATGACTAGGAAAAATAATAAGAGAATTAGAGTGTAATTTAGGTGTGTAATTATTACTTTTAAAGCACAAGTTTCCACCTTGAAATTGCTGAGGTTCTTTCCATAGCGTCAAAACTACAGACATAACAGAAAAGTCTACATGATGTTCGTATTCGCTGTTATTTTTATAGTAACTTACAAAAGTAAGGTCTGTGTTAGAGTCCATGACAAAATTATAAAGATTTTTATCTTCTATCAAATCACTTAATCTAAATATTTTAGTAAAATGATTAAGAATTGAACTCTTACTTCTATCTTCAACGTAATGTTGGTCTAATATAATACCTAATTTATTGGTACTTAATGGGTCGCCTGTAAACTCTTTTGTTGTAAATGAATTTTTTTTATGAAAACTATCTAATTCGTTCCATATATCAATAAGCTCTAAGTCAGTAAAAAACTTATGAATGATGTAATGCAGGAAAGGCTTATGTAACGTTATAATTTCCATTATTTATATCAAGTTTATTGCTCTATACAGATAATTCCAGTTCCGTTTATATCAAATGTTTTACTAGTATTTACAATTC